GATGAGCTGCTTGGTGACGTCGACACCTTGCGCAATCGGGCCGCGCGGAGGCGTTGGCGCCCACGGGCCGGTGCCGGCCAGCCACTGCGCGCGTTGGGCCGAGCCGGGTGGCGGCGGAGGCGGCACCCGAGTACCGCGCATCAGTCCAGCACTCCGCAACTCCTGGAGCACTTGCTGCTCGATGCCGACCGAGCCCACCGTGCCGCCGACCGCGAGCTGCGCATTCTCATACGCTTGCCGATCCTCGGGCGTCATGCGCTCGGTCATGCGCAGGCCGGTCGGGTCGGTCGGATCGCGGTACTTGTCCTGGAGATCGCCTAACACGTTGAGCGGATGGCCCGGCTCGGTGATGTTCGGCAGGTACTGTTTGCGGAGATCCGAGCCGTAGAACTGCCCGATGGGTGACTGCTCGAGCGCCTGGCGACGCGCTTGGCGATCGGCCTGGCTGAGCCCTGGGAGTCCCTCCCCGAGCTGGCCGAGCACGTCGTGGGCTGCGGTCCCCAGCCCGCTGAATGCCTGACCGACCGGGCCGCCGGGTGCGGTGAAGTCCGGACCTTGCTGCGCGAGTCCCGCGGCCCCGGCACCCGCCGCCGCGAGTCCGCCGAGGCCAGCCGCGTAGCCGGCATTCGCCTGACCACCCGGACGGCCTGTGATCGCGTTGCGGATCTTCGATGTGGCTTCGGGGAAGATCACCATCGCTTCGTGTTCGATGACGTTGCCCGCAGCGTCCCGAATCCCGATGCGCTGACCACCGGGGTAGCGGATACCGTCAAACCCGGCGGCGTGCAATATGGCATTCGCCTGCGCCTTCGCTTCGGTCTGGCTATAGCCGCTCTCCGTGTAGCGTGAGACCAGGTCGGCGTACGCATCGTCGCCCGTCGAGCCCTGCGCTACATCGCGCTCCGCAACTTCGCGCGCGAATTGACCGCTACTGCCCTCGTGAAGAGCAGTCTGCTCGTGAATGCGAGTTGCGTTCTCCAGCGTGATCGGCTCCTCTGCATTGAGCAGATGCAGGTTCTGGGTCGGCAACTCCGTGCGTTCGGTCGGTGGCTGCGCAGCGCGCCCGGCCGCAAACTGCTGCCTGATGCGTTCTCCCTCTGCCACATTGGCCTGCACCTCCGGTCCGGAGTACATTTTCCCTTCATTTATGAGCCGGTTGTATTCCTGAAAGTTGCGCTCGAGCGCGGCGCGTAGTTCAGCGGCATCCGGAGTCCCGGTGAAGCCTGGCGTGCCTTCGCGCGTCGGCCGCGGCGTGAACGCAGGTTGCGGAATATCCACGGGCCGCACGTTTCCGCCTTCGGCAAAGATGTCTGGCCGCAATGTGCGAACGTAGTTACGCGGACTTGGCACATCACGGCTGAGGATGCTTTCGAGCCGACCAACCATGTAAGTGACGGCTTGCTCGCCAGACATCGGCGTACCAGCCAGACGCATCTGTCCGGTGTCAGCCAACTGCTGCGCTCCGCGAGCTAACTGGCGAATATCACCGCGAGTTGACTGCTGGAAATAGCCGGGTGGCGAACCCGCGATGTCGTGCTCGACGCTGCCAAGCAAATCGGCGAGTTGTTCGGGTTGCATCTCACGACCCGTCTGCGCATAGCCGGGGGCTTCCAGCTTGCCGACATCGGTCATGTACGTATCGAACTTGCCAGTCTCAGGATTGAAGGTGCTGGTCCGGCCAGTCTCAGGGTCAACGCCGAAACGGCCCCGACTGACCACACCGCCGGCGATGCGCGGGTCGCTCGTGATGTAGTACCCAGGCCCATACAGGTTTTCGCCACGGTCAAAACGCGCGTCATAACTCGGAAAATCGCGCTGCGTGCCGTGAAACATCCGAGTAGTGCCTGTTGGCTCATGGGTGCCCGCGTACGCCTCGCCCATGCGTGTCCCGCGCAACACTTCAGCGATGTCGCTATCGGTCGGTTCTCGCCCGCGTATCCCAACTCGAGCCAACTGGCGCGCGGCCTCGATGCCCTGCGGGCCCGCATCCTTCAGCAGCTCCTGGTCGCTCAGCAGCAACGGCCCGCGCGCCATGCCCAGTGCCCCGCCCAGGACCGGCGCGTTCGCGATGGCTTCGCGCAACGGTGCGCCGGGCGACAGTGGTCGATTGCTCGTGTCCGCGATCTGCCGGACCGCGTTGTCGAGGACCTGCAAGCCCGCTCCGATCGCGCGGCCGGCGACGCCTCTGACCGTCTCGACCGGACTCGTGGGTGCACTCGTGGGAGCAGCCGACAGAGGTGAAGAGCCGGGTACGTTCGGGTGATCGGCCACCAGGCCACCCTGCAGCGCACCCATGCGCGCCTCGATGTCGGCCGGCGTCATCCACTCCTTGCCACCGCGCAGGTCGGTGCCGCTCGAACCCACGTGAAACGCTCCGCTCGCGGGGTCGTAGCTATCAGCCGTGAAGTAGTGACCTGGCGTGCTGAGCGTGACCGGGTTGCCCGATTGCGCCTCGCGCGCGAACGCCTGCCAGTCGGCTCCGAGCACGCGATGCGGCACATTCATGGAGTCGAACAGCTTCGACTCGGACTGCAAGCCGGCCATGCCCTGGCCCTCGCTCCAGCCGACGTTCCTGGCCAGGTCGACCGCCTCGCGCAAGGTTGGATTCCGCCCGAACATCTGTGCAAACCGGACCGCGGCAGCCGGCCCGCACGCGGCGTAGGCTTCCAGACTGTTGAGTTGGCGGTCGCCAAACTGGCTAAGCACTGGCAGCACCGCGCCGGCCACGGCGCGACGCCCACCCTCGAGCGCCTCGCCCGCGCTGCCCAGAATGGTCTTGACGTAGCGGGTGGTCTCCTCGAAGGGCGGCACCCCGCCGTACTGGTCGACGTTGCCAGGGCCGGCGTTGTAGGCGGCGAGGGCCTTCGCGTAGTCGCCCCCGTACTGCTTCAGGTAATTACCCATCAGGCGCGCGGCGGCACCGAGCGCCGCGAACGGGTCGGTCGGATCGACCCCCAGCCCGCGCGCGGTGTCGGGCATGAGCTGTGCGATACCAACCGCGCCCGCCGGCGACCTGGCGCTGGGGTCGAAGCCGGATTCTTGCTGAATCTGACGGACGAAGATGTCCGGATCGATGCCGGCCGCTTGCGCCTGCTGGCGGGCAAACTCGAGCAATGAGCCACCCGTCGCCGACGGTGCGCTGGCGACTGGTGCAGCGACAGCGGGTTGCGGCGGGACACCCGCGGGGGCAGTGGTTGGTGCAGGTGTGCCGGCTAGGGGTGGCTGGTTGACCTGCTGCAGCCCAGCCGCGATCGGCTGGACGTTCTGACCGACGGCCTGGAACGCGTCCTGCGCGTGCTGCTGCAACCGCTGGATGATGTCGTTGGGGTCAACTTGCACGCCCGCGAGTGGCGGTTGGTTCGCCTGCTGGGCGGCCTGGAACGCGTCCTGCGCGTGCTGCTGCAGCCGACCGATGATCTCGTTCGGGTCGACCTGCAGATTGGGTAACGAGGGAGCCTGGACGTTCTGCAACGGCGGCTGATTGGCCTGCTGCATCGCTTGGAAGGCATCTTGCGCATGCTGTCGCAGGCGATCACCGTAGAACTTCTGCGCATCCTCGAGCAGGATCGTGCCAGGCATCAGACCGCACCACTGGGCGGAAGCGGCAGACCGTTCGGCCCGAGGATGAGCCGTGGCGGCGACGCCGCGGGCGCCAGCGACCCAGGAGGAGGCACTGGCACCGTTGGCGCGACCACCGCGGCCGGAGGTGCCAACGGCGGCGGCGACGGGAACGCCGGCTGGGTGGTGGGCAGAGCCGGCGGCGGAGAAGGCGGAGGCGGGGGTGCTGGTGTTGGTGGTGCTTTCTGGACGCCGATCCGGTCGGCCACCTTCAGGAACTGCTCGGGGTCACGGCGCGCCTCGGCCTGCAGCCACGGGCGGTCATTGGCCAGGAACTTCTGGCGGTACAGATCGTCCAGGCGCTGATTCGACACCTGCGTGATATCGGGATGGCTGGCGTTGTCGCCGAAGACCATGCGCGCAATATGCGGTGCATCATTGGTCACCTCGTTGGTGATCTCCGTCTGCAACCGCACCAGCTCGTTCTCGCGCGCGGACCCGGCCATCGGTGATTACGGACCTCCGCCACCGGGCTGCTGCGCGCCGGCCACGACCTGACCGTACGGTGGAGCACCGGCCCCCGCGCCATTCGGCGCCGCGGCTAAGGCTCCGAGATCTGGGACTCCGCCCATACCTGGTCCACCGCCCTCGAACACGCCCGGCTGAGGCTGCTGACCGGGTGGTCCACCGGGCGCCAGACCAGGTTGCCCAACCTGACCCTGGAGCGCGAGCTGCTCCGCTTCCTGCGCCTTCTGCAGCAGGTCGCCCCGACCTGCGTTCATGAACACTTCGGCGTACAGCCATTTCTTGTACGGCTCGCTGGCCCGAATCTGATCGCGCGCAATGCTGCGCCGAATCTCGTCCGGATTGTCGCCTAGGAAGGTAACCGCCTCATCCTTCCCGTACGTGCCAGCTGCCAGCCGCTCGTGCGCGTAGCGTGCCTGGATCATCTCGTCGGTCGGCAGCGAAGCCTGGACCTCCCAGTGAATGTGCATCGGCCGCTGCAGGTCGTCGGGGCCGAAGCCAATGAACTCGGTTGCGGCCTTCTGATCCCCGACTTCGGCGCCGCCGTAGAACACCCACACCTTCTCGTTGATGTTCGGGTGGTCTCTGACCAGCGCCCACAGCTTTTCGGTCTGGCCCCTGAGCAGCGCCTCGAGCCCATGCCGAATCGGACCCGTCCGCGTCCTGGCGTAGCTCAGCACCTGGCTGATCGCGAAGCCGGCGCCTTCCATCCCCGACAGCGTGGTTACCCGCGGCGACTCGAGCTCGCGGATGGCCTGGTCGATCAGCGCCATGTGCTTCTCGAGCGTGCCGGCATCGGCGTACTCGATACGCTGCAGTTGGCGGCCCGCGGGCATGTTGATAATTTCGCCAGGGTGCAGGGCCAGGTCCATCTGCTCGCGCGGCAGGCCATCGTTGCCATTCACGGGCTGCGCCGGCGTGTCGCCGTAGGTCACGAGCGGACTGAGCAGGTCCCTGGCGACATATTGGGCGTGCATGGCGCGTAAAAACTGGCGGTATTTGACCAGCCACAATTTCGTTCGGCCGATGCCCCAGCCCACCTTGCGATCGCGCATCCAGGACATCGTCAGACCGGGCGCGTAGTCGTACGGGACGCCGAACGGGTAGCGGTGCTTGAACTGCTTGACGACCTGGCCCGTGCGATCGCCGCTGAAGTTGCGACCACCGACCAGGTAGCTGACCCAGGTCTTGTCCCAGTGCTCGATGAACTCGACGGTCGCCAGCGGGTCGCGCGTGCCACCCGCGGAGCTGTCGCGCGGGATGGTCACACTGCCGAGCTCTTCCGGGACGATGTCGCCCCTGGCATCGCGCGCCAGACGGTACTTTCGGAACGCGTGCCGCAGCGTGACTTCGCTCACCTCGAGCACTTCCTCGAGCTTGCCGCCCGAGCGCTGCGGATAGACCGTGCGCGGGTCGACGTACGCCCACACGAACGGCGGCCCGAGGCGCTTCTTGGCCTCCTCGGTCAGCTTGTCGTACTGCTGCCAGGCATCACCGCCATCACCCTTTTGGGGTGAGGACACGGCATAGCGCGCGCCCCACAGGTCCGCGGCCCACAGCAGTTTGGCCCAGCCGCCGCCGTCATTCAGGCATGAGTCGGTGACCTGCGTCATGGTGTCCGAGCCGGGCTCGCGCGTGCCGCACTGCCAGAACGTCTCTTCGGTCCAGTGCTCGAGTTTGCTGGCCACCGTCTGCGCGGTGTCGCCCTCGCCACCGATGATCGACAGCTTGGGCCGCTCGAGGGTCAGGATGGCCGTTTGCTGAAACGCTTCCTCGGTGATGTCGGGGTCGCGCGGGTCGACGTTGACCATCTGGTACTGGCGGTCGGCCTCGACCATCGACGGCACGCGCATCTCGCGTACGGCGCGCATCTCGTCAATGTCCAGGTCCTGCTGGCGGAACGAGTCGCCGAGTTCGGTCTGCAAGTCCAGGATGTACGAGCTATCGGGCGCCTTGAGCTCGGCCGTGCGATCAATCGCCATCAGCGGCTGGCCGGCAGTGTAGCGCTCCGTGAAACATCGTGAAACATCACGCTCGCATGCTGCGTTTGATCGACTTGGCGTCGGTGTCCAGCCACTGCCAGAACACACGTTCCAGACCTGCGCGTTCGCGTTGATCGTCTTCGGCGAGCCCTCGAGCTTCTGGCCCGTGACGGTGAGGAAGCGACGCGTGACATACGCCTCGACCCAGTCCCTGCGCCGGCGTCCATAGGGCAAGGAGCCTTTGACGAAGATGCGCAGTCCGTCACCACCTGGCGATTGTTCGGTGTAGCTGTTCAGGGTGCGCACGATGGCGTTGGCCTCGTGTCGATGGTCGCTCACGTGGTCCAGGTCGATGCCAACCAGGCCCCAGCGCGGGCTGAGCGCGAAGCTCAGGCCGTCCCAGCCACCGTGCCGATAAGCTTCGTACGCGTCGTCGAACGTGGACCACGTCTCGGGTTCGGACGCTTCGGCCTTCGTGCCGTCGGGCTGGTAGGGCGGCTTGCTGATGCGCCCATTGGCGTCCGCCTGGTATCTCCAGACGGCCCACGCATCGTGCAGTCGCAGCTCGGACGGGATGTTCCAGCGTTCGACGCTGAGCGTGTGGCCTGGGCGTTGCTGCGGCCTGGGCTCGCTGAGTGCGGCGAGCCAGCGCGGGATCCGCGGTGTGCTATTCATCGGCTGAAGCCGTAGCGTGAGCGACTCGCTTCGGGCGAGCTTTTCGCGCCCTGGTAAGCCATCGCCAGCGCAGAGACCGTGTCGTCATGCCCACCCGGCGGCGCGGCATAGCGCAACAGTCCGGATGGCAGCACCGTGCTCTCGTACGCCAACAACTCGCTGGTCTGCACAGGGTCGTCCAGGAGCGTGATGGCGCCATCTTCAATCGCCACGCTCAGGTCGATGACGGCCGCGGCCTTGGTGGCGTTGGTGGTGGTGAACGACCAGATCGGCAATGGCGGGCGCTTCGTGCCGTCGAGCAGCACATACCCGCGCTGCAATCGTTCGATGATTGGCGTGCCCATCGCGTTCGACTCGGCGACAATGGTGCGCGGTTTGTAGGCCGCGGCAATGCGGTGCAAGCGTTCAGTCTGGAACTCGTACTCGATCTGGCTGAACCTGTCGATGAGCACCTGCTCCTGCAGGGTCGCGTCGATCACGCTGATGACGGTGAAGTCGGACGTGCGGCCCCAATCCACGCCGAACACGTACGTGTGATGCGCTTCTGGCCGGCGCGGTTGTAAGCGTGCCACGGCATGCACCCCGCGGAACACGCCGGCGCCGTCGAGCTGGAGAAATTGAGCTAAATATTCCTGGCTGAAAATGCGCTCGGGGAGCTCTGCCCGCGCGGCAGCGATCTCGGTCGCGCTGATGTACGGCGATGCGCTCGAGGGCATCTGCCACGACATCCAGTCGCTCTGCAGCGGGTCCTGGCCGAGCTGCCAGAGCGCGTGAAACGTGTCCAGTCCTTTGGGCGTGGACAGAAACCACGCGTCGCCGGCGAGCACGCTCAGCGTCGGGCGCAAGCTGGCCTGCCAGACGGTCTCCAGATCGCGCACCAGGGCGGCCTCATCGACCACGATGCGGTGGTACTTTCGGCCACGCGCGGCATCGGGGTCATCGAGCGACCAGCACTCGAGTGAGCCGCCATTGGACGTGGCGATGCGGTGCTGCTGCTCGCTCTTGTCCGCGGTGATTGGCTCGAGCACGATGCGCAACTGGCGCCAGACTTCGTCGAGGTACTTGTACGTGGGCGCCATCCAGGCGCATGTTTTGCCCTGCTGGACGCCCTCGGCGACGAGTCTGATGCCGAGCGTCGTCTTGCCCATCTGGCGGCCACAGGCGGCGACGTTGAAGCGCTGCTGCTCAGACAGCATCGTCTGCTGGGCTTGATGCAAGGGTGGCAGGGCCAGCGTTGAGCTCTGGCTGGTGGTCGGCTGGTCGGAGTCCGGCGAGAAGTCGAAGGACGGTATCTCGCTCAACTGCAACCAGTTGGGCAAGTTCGGCGGCGGGTTGTTTTTCAAGCCACTCCGGGCGAGTTGCGGCCTGTAGTTGAGCCTGAATCGTCGTGATGTGGTCGGCGATGAGCTCAAGGATCAGCTCGCCCAGGTCGCGCGCGTGGTCGGTGCCATTCGTGCCAAGGTCGCACCAATTCGCAACAGTCCGTTTACTGAGGCCGTATTGTCGCGCAGCCTGGGCGATCGTGGTACCCGCCAAGACCGCAGCCACGACTTCGGCACGCAGATCGGGCGAATGAGCGACACCGCGGGTCACAGCACGTCGGGTCTTGCCGCGGGTACGACCGGCACGAGATCGTCCTCGAAGGCTGTCCGGCTCGACCCGTTGGCCGCTTCGAGCCGCAACAGCCGACGATGCTGAACGTCGCGCTGGCTCAGGACGCCGGTGATGACGTAGACCCGCGGCATAGCACCACCACGCCAGCGCATGCGCACCTGG